AGTGCCCGATCAACACCGAAGATTTCCTGCGAGCCTATAACCTTTGACAATGGTTATGGGTTATGTCCCAAGGGTTATCGCAGGGCCAGATGGCAAAGGCTCTCGGCATCAGCCAACCCGCCGTAGCCAAAGCCGCCAAGCGCGGGATGCCGCTAACCAGCGTCAAAGACGCACTGGCGTGGCGCCGAGTTAACCAGAGCGCCAAGCGCACCAAGTCTAGCGCCCAGCCAACGCCAACGCCGGAACCCATCGGCCTCTCCGCCCTGCCCGAACTGCCCGACGACCTAGCCGTCACCGACAAGCTGCGCCGCATCGCGGTCAATGACTTTGAGCGCGCCAGCACGATCCAAGAGCGCAGCGCCGCCAGCCGCACGGTGAAGGACGCCGAAGAAGCCCACGAGATCCGCAAGCGCGATTTGGTCCGCTCCGAGCAAGAGGCCCAAAACCTCATGCACAGGGACCAAGTGCAGACCGTCATTGCCGAGGAAGTCGGCAAGCTCCGCGCCCTTTTGGAAGCCATGCCCGGCGCCATCGCAATGGCCGCAAATCCGCACGACCCCGAACTGGCGCGCGATGCCGTGGCCGACTATCTGGAGCAAGTCTTCTCGACCCTGAGCAATACAGGCGATGCGCTGCGCGTGGGTTCCAGATAGCACCGAGAAGGCACGCGCCATGTGGCGTAGCCAATGGGTGCCGCACCCGCGCCAAAGCGTGACCGAGTGGGCCGAGGCCAACTTGTCCTTCTCGTCGCGGTTCACCTCGTCGCCGGGGCCGTTCCGCGTGCGGAGCTATCCGTATATGCGCGAGTGGCTCGACTGCTTCCACCCGGCCAGCGGCGTCCGCTCGATGGCGCTGCTTTGCGGGGCACAGGTGGCGAAAAGCACGGCCATTCAAGTCGGCATGGCCTACCGCCTTGTGCGCGCCCCGGCCCCCGCGCTGTGGGTGCTCGATACCCAGACCAACGCCCAGAGCTTCAGCGAATCCCGCTGGCAAGTGATGATTGATGACAACGAGGTTTTGCGCGCTCAGTTGCCGAGGAATAAAGACAAGTTCAAGAACCTCGACCAAGCATTTGCGCGGATGCACTTGTGGTTCATCGGCAGCAACAGCCCCGGCAACCTCGCGGGCCGCTCCATCTCGCTGCTCTGCTTGGACGAGGTGGACAAATACAAAACCAAGACCAAGCAGGAAGCCGCCGCCGTGCAGCTTGCCGTCCAGCGTGTCGCGTCCTTCCCGATGCACTTGATCGTAATGACCAGCACCCCCACCACTCAAGAAGGCTCGATCTGGAAAGCATGGCTGGAAGGCGACCAGCGCCGCTTCTGGTTGCCATGTCCGCATTGCGGGGAGATGACGCTGCTCTCGTGGCCGATGATGAAGTGGGACGATGACGCCCGCATTGACCAGAACCAATGGGATCTGAAGCGCGTCCGCGAAACCGCCCGCCTTGAGTGTCCGCATTGCAACGGCCACATCACCGACGCGCTCAAGACCAAGATGCTGCGCGGCGGCGAATGGCGCGCGGAGAATGCCAACGCCCTGCCGGGACATCGCAGCTACCACCTGTCCGCGCTCTACTCCGTGCGCCGCAGCTTCGGCGCGCTGGCCGTCAAGTTCCTTCAGGACAAACAATCGCTGATGGGCCTGCAAGATTTCGTCAACAGCATCCTTGCCGAGCCTTGGGAAGATGCCATGACCGACGAATCCCGCCCGCTCACCGTGGGCGAATACAACCTCCGCGCCGACATCGAGGAAGGCACCGCCCGCATCATGGCCGTGGACGTGCAGCAAGATTGTTTCTATTTCGTCTGCCGCGCCTTCGCTAAAGACGGCAGCAGCAAACTCGTAGACGAAGGCCGACTGACCACATGGGCAGATTTGGAGTTCAAGGTGCAAGAGCTTGGCCTCGACCAGCCGCGCAACATCGGCGGCACAATGGCAAAACTCGTGGTGGTGGACTCAGGTTTCCGCACCGACGAGGTGCTTGATGTTTGCCTTCGCAATCGCTACATCCCGGCCAAGGGCGAAGACCGCGCGGACGGCTACGGCGTGAAGTTTGGCAAGACGCTCCGCAAAGCCATTTCGGTGCTCAAGCCGTATCGGCGCGGCTATTTCCTCATGCTGTTCTCGTCACCCGCCGCGCAGGATGTGCTGGAATGGCTACGCGGTGGCAAAGGCCCGGCATGGACGGTGGCCGCAGATGCCTCCGAGGAATACAAAGCGCACTTGGACGCGCACCGCAAAGTGGTGAAACGCAGCCCGCTCACGGGCCGCGAGAACTACATCTGGAAGCAGATCGGGCGCAGGCCGAACCACATGCTCGATTGTGAACTGATGATCCTCGCGCTGGCCGAATACGGGAACATCATCCGCCCGAAGCTGGACGAGCCCACAGAGTAAAACCCCCAAAATCAAGGGGTTAGCAGAGGGCAAAAAAATTTTCAAAAAAGTGATTTTTTTCCTTGCATACGCCAGCGGCTTGCGTATAGTGGGGGCGTAATGAGAACACAAAACACACCAACGGGCGCGGGGAACACCACCGCCGCGCAAACAATTAAACTTCCTGCGACGTTCATTGATGACCACAGCGAGCGCGGATGCGCCACGCCCGAAATCATCAAGACCTCTGGCAAGTGCTACGTCATGCGCGTCGATGATCCGGCAATGCCCGAACTGCTCAACGACGCCGCCTACTACGGCGACGAATCAATGTCGGGTCGTGGAGGGTTTGACCCCTGCTACGCCTCAATCATCAACTCGGCTCGTCGCTTGCTCGCGGCATACGAGCGGCAGACCGGAGCAGTGCTCGATCAGCATGGCCGCGTCCGCATGGTCGTCAAATAACCGGAGGCAGAACAATGAGCACAAGAAAACCACACAACCATCTTGCGGGCTACGTCTGCGAGTTCAAGTCCAAGCACCCCAAGCTGCCCGGACACTTCGCGATTTTCGCGCGGGACAAGGGCGGCGATTGGGTCACCGGGACGGGGCGCGACGAGCGTTACGCCGTTCTTCACATCAAGCCCGACAACACGCCGGGATGTTACGTCACCATGCCCAATCTGCCCTGCGCCCGCGAGGTGATGAAGGACATGGCCGCAGGCGGCAACATTGCCGACCTCGGACAACACGGCGACCAATACGGAGACGATGGGCTATGAACCTCCACACCATCCAACAAACCGCTGCAACCTTTAACGCCGCGCACGACTACGATCTTGCCGCTGCGCTAAAGCTCGTCGAGGTGGTCATCCACCACGCGCACACCGTGCAAATCGCACGGACCAAAGCCGCCGATCCGCAACTGGAACTACCGATTGAGCTTGCCGACGATGCGCGCTAACATCGCGGGCGTGAAATGCCCAAACTGCAACAAGCCCCTGCCAGCCAGCTTTGTGGACACCCGCGCCGCTGGCAGCAAGGGCGGCAAGGTAAAGTCGCCGCTCAAAGCCCGCACCAGCGAGCAAGCCCGCGCCGCTGTGATGGCCCGGTGGGCCAAGCGCAAGGCCAAGCCCTGACCGATTGACACCGCCGCGCGTGAGCAATGTCTCCGCGCTCCTTTGTATTCTCGGTCTGGGTAGCCAACAACAAAGACGCGACAAAGACGGTCGCGGCACTTGAGGCCATCGCCTCCAACAATTTCACCGTCGCCAAGGAAGGCGGGCGCGTTCTCGTCAGCGCCTCGATGGGTGGCAAGTCGTATTCCTACTCGCTCCCACCCGACCAGACCGCCGGGACCGTGGCCGATCTGGCTTTCTACTGCTGGAAGCAGATTAAGGATTTGAGCGCCGCCAACTTGGAACTGTGGCTGACAAGGAAAACGAACAAGACCGCCGTTGCGGCCTTTAACTATCCGCTCGTATGAAATTGGCCGACCGCTGGAAACTTGTGACCAAAGCCTTCAGCCCGAAGGCTCAGAGCTACGATGCCGCGCGGCCCTCGATCCAGCGCCGATTTCCCTACAACGCCACGGCGACCGACTCGCACATTGACGTATCCGGCGCCGACCGCGAGCGGCTAATGAAGCTGTCGCGTTGGGTCTACAACAATATGCCCTTCGTGCGCGGCCTTATCACCGAGAAGGCCCGCTACGTCACAGGCAGCGGCATCCGCCCGCAGGCGCGCAGCGGCGATGAAGCATGGGACAATGCCGCCGAGGCTTTCTTTGAGCAGTGGAGCCGGGTGGCCGACATCCAAGGCCGTTACACTTGGCGCGAAATGCAGCGCATCGCCTCGGTTGCCATCGACCGCGACGGCGAGGTTTTCTTCCGCACCACGGCACAAAGCACCGGGTATCCCGCGTTGCAACTGATCCTCGCCCACCGCATCGGTGACGCGCGCTCCTCCATCTACGAGCCAAGCAACCCGCTGGCCCGCGAGGGTGGCCAAAACATCATCGACGGCGTGGTGGTCAATCCGCAACTGCGCCCGATCTTCTACCGCCATCTCGTAGGCGAAGGCGTGGACCCCGCGCAGCGTTTTGAGGACATCCCGGCGCAGCAACTGATCCACGTTGGTGAGGCCAGCCAAGGCGACGAATTGCGCTACGTCACGCCGCTGGCGCCGTCCATCAATCACCTCCGCGATGTGTCCGACGCCATTAGCTTTGAGAAGATGGCGATTAAGATTTCCTCCTATATCGCGCTCGCCATCAAGAGCAGCAACCCGCAGGGCGCCGACTTCTTTGGCGAGGCGACCCACAGCGTCAACAGCACCGACAACAGCGAAGTGACCGTCGAATCTCTCGGCAATGCCGGGGGCGCCATCCCGCGCCTCGGCCTTGGCGAAGACCTCGTGGCATGGAATAGCAACCGCCCAAGCCAGAATTTCCGCGAGTTTTGCGACCTTCTTTTGCGCGAAGTGTGCCTTAACATCGGCGTGCCGTGGGAGTTTGCCGCGCGTCCGGCTGATGCTGGCGGCGCAGCCCTGCGCGCCGTGCTGGTGCGCGCACAACGCACCTTTGAGCAGCGCCAAGCCCTGCTGATTGACCGCCTCTGCTCGCGCGTTTGGGCTCACGTTATCAGCTTGGGTATGCAGCGCGGCCTCATTCCGCAGAACGAAAATTGGTGGCGCGTCGAATGGCAGCGCCCGGCTGCGGCTTCCGTAGACTACGGACGCGAGGCACAAGCCAACCTCAACGATGTCCGCGCGGGCCTTCGCACCTACAGCGAGGACTACAGCGAGCGCGGCATCGAATGGAAAGACGCCCTGCGCCAGCGCGCCGTCGAGGCCAAGTATCTGGCCGACTTGTCTGCCGAGTTTGGCATCAGCCCGGACAGCATCGCCACTTTCAATCCCAACCCTGCGCCGCCGACCACGGCACAAGCACCCGCGACCGATGGCCGTTGACCTCAAGCCGACCGAAGCGATGGCCGCAGAAGCCGAGCGCGGCCTGGCGTGGCGCGAGGAATACAATCGCGGCGGGACCGAAGTCGGCGTGGCCCGCGCCCGCGACATCAAGAACCGCAAGAACCTTTCGCCAGATACTGTGCGCCGCATGAAGTCCTACTTCGCGCGGCACGAAGTGGACAAGAAAGGCGAGGGCTTCAGCCCCGGCGAAGAAGGTTATCCGAGCGCCGGGCGCATTGCGTGGGCCTTGTGGGGTGGTGACGCCGGGCAATCGTGGGCCAACCGCAAAAGCGATGAACTTGACAACGAGGCCGAAGGCATGGCCGCAAAGTCTAAATGGTATGCAATTCAATCGACCCAAGACGGCGAAGCCGAGATCACCTTATTTGACGAAATTGGTTTCGGAGGCACGAGCGCGAAAGCGTTCATCGCAGACCTCAAAAAACTTTCCGGCCAGCATCTTCACCTCCGCATCAATTCTGTCGGAGGAAGTGTTGTTGAGGGCACCGCAATCTATAACGCACTACGTCGGCACAAAGGCGGCTTAACCGTTCACGTCGAAGCACTTGCCGCAAGCATGGCCTCCGTGGTGGCGATGGCGGGCGAGGAAGTTGCCATTGCCGACAACGCGCTGCTGATGATCCACAATCCTTGGAGCATGAGCATGGGCGACGCGGACGATCTCCGCAAAGAAGCCGATGTCCTCGACAAGCTCAAAAGCACGCTAATCAACGCCTACAAGCGCAAGACGGGCATGGATGCCGACGAGATCAGCGACATGATGAACGAGGAAACATGGCTCGGCGCCGAGGAAGCGGTGGCCCTTGGCTTTGCCGACTATATCGAGGACGGCATGGAAGCCGCCGCCTCCATCACGCCCGAAGCCGCCCGCGCCCGCTTTGACACCTTTTCCAACTCTATGGCCCGTAAATCGACCAAAACCATCAAGGCCGAGGAAGCCGCCCCCGCTGAAGTCATCGCGGAAGCGGTTGTCGAAGAGCCCGTCGCTGACGTGGCCGTTGACAACTCCGAGGAAGTTAACATGAACGCCGAACTTCAAGCGAAGGTTGACGCCCTCCAGGCCGAACTGAACGCCAAAGTCGAAGCCGATACCGTCCGCGCGCAAGCCGACGAAGTGACGGCCAAGGAAATCGAAACCCTCAAGGCCGAAGTGGAGCGCCTCACCGCCGAGAGCGCGAGCAAGGACGAGCAGATTAACGATCTCCTCGCCGCGTCCAAAAGTGCTGGTGAGCAAGCTGCGGCAATCGTCGCTTCTGTTGGCATTGAGCCCGTGGCTGTCGTGCCTGCCGAGCCGGAACTGACCGCCGCGCAGAAGTTCGCCGCCCTCGAAGGCGACGAGGCCACCACGTTCTTCCGCGCCAACAAAGCCGCGATCCTCAAAACCTTTTACTCCTAAACTCTTATGGCCACCATCAACTCAGCCCTAAACGACAAGCTCCTCGCGCAAACCGCGTTGGAGGCTTTCACCGCTGACCTTGAGCCGTTGTCCGTCTTCACGACCAGCTATTCCAGCGAAGTCGTTCGTCGCGGTTCCACGGTTGAAGTTCCGCTCATCGCCAACCTGACCGCCACGACGTTCAACGACTCCTACGAGGCGGCTGGCGGCACGATGAACAACGTCTCGATCTCCGTGGACACCCACAAGATCGTGACCGTTTCGCTGTCCGACACCGAGTATTCCAAGTCCTCGGTTGCCGAGATCACCAAGTTCGCCAACCAGCAGGGCAAAGCTCTCGCGCAGGCCGTCATGGAAAGCGTCTACGGACTCTTCCTGACCACGGCTTCCAGCGCCGCGCAGTATGCCGCCACGCTGACTGGCCTTTCCGCTTTCACCATCACCAACGCTCGCAGCCTCCGCAAGGCGCTTTCCGACGCGAAAGTTCCGCAGACGGGCCGCTCGCTGGTGCTCAACACCTCGCTCTACGACAGCCTGCTCTCGCAGTCGGGCTTGATCGACGCCAGCGCCTTCGGCGCCCGCGACGCCGTGGTCGATGGCCGCGTGCCTCGCATCATGGGCATGAACGTCTACGAGTCGCTCATCCTCCCGACCAACAGCATCAGCTTGAGCGGTCTGGCCGTTCACCCGAACGCCGCCGCTGTCGCCATTCGCGCGCTTGAGCCGCAGGCTCCCAGCGAATACCTCGCTGCGACCACGGTCACCGATCCGCAGAGCGGCATCACGCTCGGCTACCGCCGTCACTACCAGCCCGCCACCGGCAAGCACTACGTTTCCTTCGAGTGCGTCTACGGTGCGAGCCGCGCAATCACGGCAGCCGCGAAACTGGCTTTGGGAGCGTAGTTCTCCACCTCCTGACCGCAACACGAAGCCCCCGGCCAACGCCGGGGGTTTTCGTTTGTTGACAAACCATCTCCCGCCGAGATGGAGAACAAAAGCCCGCGCGAGCAGATCGCGCTTTGCGTCATCGTCGGCAACGAACCCAAACGGCTTGACCGTTGCTTGACTCAATTCGCGCCAGCCGTCAGCGAAATTGTCGTAGTCCACGCCACTGGGGCCGAGGCCAAGAGCATCAAGGTGGCCGAAGTGTGCCAGAAGCACGGCGCCACCTACGGCGTCTATGCCAACGACCACGGCAACCAATGGCCGCACGTCGATAATTTTGGCGCCGCGCGGCAGCAATCCTTCGACCTCGCCACCAAGCCGTGGGCACTCTGGGTGGATTCCGATGACACGCCGGGGCCGAACTTCGCGCCCGCCCTGCACGAGCTATTGGAAAAGCACGGCGAGAACTTCGACGCCTTTGCACTGTTCCACAATGTCGCCGGGCGCGGCATCGCCCACAATATCCGCGAGCGCCTTGTGCGCCGCGACAAGGGCAAGTGGGTCAACCGCATCCACGAGAACTTCCAGCTTGCCGCCGATGCCCGCATTGCCAAGTGCGACGAGCCGACCGTGGTGCATCTGCCCGACGATGAGCCCAAGCAGGGCAACAACCGCAACCTGACCATCTTGGAGTCGATCCCCGAAGCCGAGCGCACCGTTTCTGAGATTTACCACCTCCACGGCGAATACATGGGCCACGGGCGTAAGGCCGAAGCGATGGAGCTTGCCAAAAAGGCGTTGGCCCATCCCGGCCTCAAGCCCACCGAACGCTACGAGCTTTGCCTCAACATCTGCGAACTGGCCCGCCCGCCGATCCTTGAAACGGACTCGGCAGAATACAAAGCCATGATGACGGCGCTCCACAGCGCCTACAAAACGCAGCCCAACCGCCGCGAAGCCTTGGCCCTGCTCGGCGCCATGCATCTCGACCTTGGCGACCTTGTGACTGCCGAGGCGTATATCCGCGCCATGATGGCCCTGCCGCGTCCCGTGGATAAGCCGTGGACGCACCGCGACGGGCTTTACGGCTGGGCAGGGGAGGCGCTTTGGACGCAATGGCTCCGCATGGCCGGGCAAGCCGACAGGGCCGACGAGATCGAGCGCGCTCGACTCAAAGGCCACAGATACAGCATCAGCGTTTGCCACCCGACCCGCGCCCGCGCCCAGCAAGCCGCCGCCACCCGCAAACGCTGGCTCGATGCCGCCGCCAACCCGGAGCGCATCGAATACATCTTTGGCTTCTCTGCCGATGACGAGGAATCCGTGGGCCTGCTCTCGCGCTTCCGCCACGCGCTTTCGCCCGCTGGCAACCTTGATCGCCCCGGCGGCACCGCCGTCCAAAACTACAACGCGGCCACCAACGCGGCCACCGGGCAAATCATCGTCACCGCACAGGATGACGTCTTCCCGCCGCTGCATTGGGATCTTGCCGTTGAGGAAGCCCTGCGCGCCAAGGTGGACGCCAACCAACCAGCCATCCTGCAAATCCGCGACGGCTACCGCAATGATGACCTCATGGTCACGTTTTGCGTCACGCGCCCGACCTTCAAGCGCCTCGGCTACGGCGCGCAAAACATCCTTGCCGCAGACTACGCGGGCGTCTTTTCCGACACCGAATTTTCCCTGCGCGCCAAAAACAGCGGGCTCCTTGTGCCGTCCGACATCGTTTTCAAGCACGAGCATCCCTTCTGGAATCCCGCCGTGCCGTCCGATGAAACCTACGCGATGGAAAACTCATCCGAAGCCTACAAGCTCGGCGAGGAGATCTTCCGCCGCCGCAACCCCGACCTTGTGCCGAAGGCTGACACCACGGCCACCGCATGAGCCAATTTGCCCAGGCTTACACCGCCGCCAGCGCCGAAGCCATCGGCACCATCCGCGACGAAATCGAATACCGCGAGCGCCGTTACTTGGCCGTGGTGGGAGAAGAAACTTATGGCAACGCCTTGGGCGAGGGGGGCTTTGAGGCGCAGCGCGGGCTGACCGCTACCGTTCTTAAAGCGGGCGCCCCGGCCTTCCGACTCGGCGGCATCGTGAAATTCCAAGACCGCCGCTACCGCATTACCGGAATAGACACAGACACGGCCACCATCGACCTGACACTGCAATCGCCCGACGCTAAATGAGCGCGCCAGAATACAGCCTTGAGGAATCTTTAGAACGCGCCGTCGATACGGTTTTGAGCGCCGACAGCAACCTTGCCGGGTGCCGCATTACGTCTGCCGACGAGTCCGACGAGGATAGTCTGCCGATTATCTCCATTCGCGCCGAAAAGCTCGATGAGCTTGTCCTTGGAATGCAGACGTGGAACACCCGCGTCACGATCGCCCTGACCACAGCCGCCGACGAGACGCCCGACGAGGAGCGAAACGGGCGCCGACTACCCGACAGCGAGGACGATGACGAGGGCGCGGCAGGCTTCAAGGCGCTTTGGCACGACCTTTGGAGTGTGGTGGACGGCCCGAACTTTGTCGCCAACCTTAACGCCACGGACCTCGTCAAAGTCTGGGGCATCGAGTTCGACCCCGTAAGCTATGAAAACGAAACGCGCGCCTTCCGCCGATCCATCAACTTCCGCTGTTGGGTCAACGAAGCCTATCCCGCAGCCTGACGGCGTGATCCGCCTGCCGAATTGGCCGGATTGCCTCGCTGACAAGGCCGTGGCGGCGTCCATCGAGGGCGCGGCCTACGAGGGATACGAGCAGAAGGCCGGGCAGAGGACTGGCATCTATAGCCGCTGACAGGTTGACAAACCGCCATAGCTATTATGGCGGCAACTGTCATTGGCTTAACTTCCATCACTTTCGGCGGCTCGGCGGAAACCGTGGCCGTTTTTACCTCCTTCTCGCAGACCTCGGACAGCGACAAAACCATCGTGGTCGATGAGGATGGCGACCACATCGCCGTGGCCTACCACGGTAAAAAATCAGTCGCCAACATGAGCGGCTACCTGAAGAGCACCACCCCGACCATCGGCGCCTCGATCACTTTGGCGAATGCCACGGCGGGCCTCGGCGGCGTCACTGGCACTTTCTACGTCGATTCCGTGGCCGTGAACCGCGCCCCGAACGACTTCCAGCAAGTCACCATCGGCGCGAGCAACCACGGCTTCTAAGCCGCGCCGATAGGCGCAACCAGAGATACAGATTATGCAAGCAGCCTTTTACGCAACAACCGATACGAAAGTCGCCTCGTGCCTCTGCACGGTCGGGGTCCAACTTCGCCAGCAAGATCCCATCAGCCGCGTGGTCCAAAAGGGCCGCGAGACGTGTCACTATTGGTTTAGTTGCGACGGCGCGGCAGGCGTCCCCACGGGCAAGATTGTCGAGGCCATCCTCGAAAGCCAAGAGGCTTGCGAAGCCCTGCGCGACCAGTTGCCCGACCTCCCCGGCGCCCGCGCGGCTTTATACAACCGCGAGATCCTGCTCGATGTGATTTTCAAGAAAACAAGGCGCTTGGTCATGGTCAACTTGCCTCAAGGCGGCGTAATGCTGGCCGACGAGAAACTAAGCGCCGAAACCAAGCGCCAAGTCGCGCAGATGGTCATGTGAATTTGTTTGGGTGTGTTTGTTCATGCAGGGCAGGGCGGGGCTTCGGCTCCGCCCTGTTTGTTTTGACAGCACGTCGCGGGCGATATGGATATTGACCCTGAGAAAAGAGAAGGGTTGCTGGAAGCCGCCGCGCTTCAAGGCAACGAAACCGTCAACGGAATTGAGCTTCGGCCCGTGACCTCGGCAACGTGGAGCCTTTTGGCCCGACTGAAAAACAGCTTTATCACAGGCGAGCAAGACGGCGATTACGCTTTTGCCGTCTATTCGTTCGTGTTTTTGCACAGCAAACCGATTAGCGATATTCGCCGCAAAGTTAGCACGATGGACGATTTGCGCTCCGACATTTACGACTTCATGGACACCCGGCCCGTGGAAGACCTTTTCAACTTTGTTCCGTGGATCACGTCTCAGATGGAGCGAGTCGCCGCAACAATTACTCAGGCAGCGCCCGTCACACCCGGAGACGTTGGCCCAAAAGCCTAGCGGCCCGTCCAGCTTGGCAGCTTTGCCTTGCGGCGCGGGTCGCTAAATACGGCATCACGCTTGAGCAAGCCATGTGGGACTTGCCGCTGGCCGCGCTAAACCAGTTGCTTGTCTACGATGACCTAGCCAACGGTCGCCAGCCGCGCTGGCTGGATAGCGGAGAAGGCGGGGCCAAAGACATTGACGCATTGTTATCTGACGCGCTGACAGCGGGGCTTTAGCATGGCCGTCAAAGTCATTGCCCAAAAAGGTCCGCAGATGGACGCATTCACCTTTTGCGTCAATGAATTGGCGCTGGTCAGCGGCAGGGATTTTCAAAGCGTGCTAGAGCATGAAGTGGCGCGCATCTTGGAACTGGCAATAGGGCGCACCAAAAAATCAGACCCCGGCAAAGTGCTTGCCTACATGAACAAGCAAAAAATGACGCGGCAAGACATTGACTATCGCGGGCCACAATCAACCAAAGGCAGGACGATCCCACTTAACGAGCAAGCGCGACTACGCAAGCAAGCTGCCGAACGGCGCGGCAGGGAACGCGGGGCGCTGCTTTATTCTCTGCCCGCTGGATACAAGCATCTGCATCCCGATTGGCTGTGGACGGAACTTAAGCGCCGCCGCCAAGAGCGCACCAAAGAACGCTTGGAAAAGATCGGGCTAGCGGCAAAACACTGGTTGGAAATAGCCCGCGTCCTTGTCCTGCCAATCAACGCCCCGGCAGAAGTGTCGCGCGCCAAGAACAGCTACAAGCTGGCCGTCAAAGCACACAAGGGCGGCAAGGGCAAAGAGTTTGTGATTGAGGGCGGCAACTTCAGCAAGCTCTCGACTCGTCATGCGCGCGGCCACCAAGCCTTGGCCAGCGCCGTCCGCAGCCGCGTGACCACGTTCAACAGCGCCATGAAGCAGCGCGGCAAAGGCAAGGTGGACGCCATAACTAAGAAATACCCGCAGCTTCTGAAGGCGGCTTGACACTGAAAAGAGGGCAAAATGTTTGGCACGCTTTTCAAGTTTGGGGCTGACACCAGCCAATTCAGCAAAGCGGTAATGACCATGCCGCGCGACGTTCAGCGCGCGCGCAATCTCATCAACGGCCAAGTGCAGGGCATGAACTCTGCTTTTTCTGCCCTTGGCCGTCGCCTCGTCGCCTTAACCGCTGCGTTTGGCGGAATGTATACCGTCATCAATTCTTTCAAAAACGCTTTGGATATGGGCGGGCGGCTTAACGATTTGTCCAGCGCCACAGGAGAAAGCGCGGGCAATTTGTCGATACTGGAAAGAGCGTTTGCCAACGCCGGAGTCGGCGCAGATCGAGTCGGCCAAACCATCGGCAAAATGCAAGCGTTTATCGGGAACTTGGGGCGCGGAATGGCCGCTGCAAAAACCGCCGCCGCAATTCTTGGGGTTTCTTTTGAAGATTTGCGCGGCAAAACGCCGTTGGAGCAAATGCGATTGCTTGCTGCTGGCCTTAACCGAATTGAAGACGCCGGAACCGCCGCAGACGCTTCAATGCTGATTTTTGGAACCAGAGCCGGCGGTAAGGTAACAACTTTGCTAAAAAACTTTGAGGGCGAACTTTCTAACGCGCGCCAAGAACTTGGAAGCCTTCCGGCAATCTTAGACAAAACCAACCAAAGCCTAGACGAACTTGGAGATAAGCTCACCAATTCAATAGGCAACAAGCTCAACGAGTTTGCCGTGGGGGCGCTGGCCGGGGCTCAGGGAGCCAACGATCTTGCCAATGCGCTTTCCAAAGTAGATGCCGCAGGCGCGGGCCTAAGCGTTGGCAATCTGGCGCGCTTTGTTGCCACTAATCCCCTCAAGGCTCTTGAAGCTCTTGGCAATACGCTTTTGAGCGTTGGCGCAGACATATCCAACGAAATTGCCGCGCAAGTCATGGCGGCATTTAGGGGATTGGTAAACTTGATCGTATCTGGCGATTTCTGGACGGGCGTTGGAGATGTGGTGCAGGGCGCGTTGCTAAAGGCTGCGCGCGCTTTTGAGTTTGCCATTGTGGACGCTATTGCCAAGGCGCTTGAGGCTGCGTCTCGCGTTCCTGTTGCTGGCAAAATGTTTGACGGACTTGGCGAAGCGGCGCGTCAAGAAGCCAACAAAGCCGCCGATGCCTACCACGCAGCCAGCGAGCAAATGCGCCAAGGAATGTCGCAGGCAGGCGGCGCATTTATGCGCGCCGGGCAAGGCGTCTACAACCGCCAAGATTTGTTTGGTGAGGCATACTATGCAGGCAGGGCTGTTGCCAATTTTCAAGGTGCGATGGGTCAAGAGCCTGTCGCAGCGCGAACAACTCAGGCCGCAACCTCCGCCCAAATACAGCAAGCCGCCTCTGGAGTTGCAGACAAACTCAAACAAATTGAGCAAATCTATGCGCGAGAGATTGATGCAATAAAATCTTCAAGCGCCAGCGGGCCGCAGCAAACCAAAATGCGGATTCGCCTTGATGCTCAATATCTACAAGCCAAAAAAGAAGCCTTTGGGCAAATGGCCCAACAGGCCGCAACTCCCGAAGCTGCACGCAAGCGCCAAGAGTCTGCCGCGGCCAAGCAGGCAACATCAACCAAGTCCGAATCCGAAAAAATCGCCACCGAAACCACCCTCCAAAAAGTCGCCAAATTCCTTGAGGAGCTAAACGGAAAACTCCCTCAACCCGTCCTTGTCTAATGGCCTCCATCGTTAAAGCCAACGCATCGCTGACCGCTGGGGGGCTTGCCGTCCTTCGCCGCAGCTATTCGACCACCGACGATGGCACACTCAACTATGAGGCCGACTATTGCTGCCTTGCTGCATTCGCCAACAACCACATCGGCAAGTTCCGCACGGGAGCGCAGCCGCCCACGGCCATCCCTGCCTCGATGTCGCAGCTACGCATCGACGGCGCGCCCAAGCTCTACGACTTAACCACCAGCACGCAGAACGGGCTAACCTACTTCAACGCACGCTACTCAGCGGCCAGCCTTGACCCCGGCGAAGTGATCCTTACCGAAAGCACGGAGCAGCGTAACTTCAGCGCCACAGTAACAGGCAGCATTCGCACGGCGGGCAATCTCGGAACCACCATCACCGTCGAAGGACAGGTCAATGTTTCCTTCGACTACATTTCGACCACCGTGCGCGTCGAGGCCAAGAACCCGCGAGCCCTGCCGGAAGTCAAAGGATCGGTTGGATTGCCGTTCAACAAGTCGGTTGGCGAAATCAGCGGACAGACTGCCTTTGTGTTTGGTCAGTGGCGCGCGGCCACCGTGGAAACCACCAGCAAGTCGCGCTCATCTCGCGGAACCTACACTTACACAAAAAGCAGCAGCGGCATTTACGAGGTAAGCCAGCGCATTTTCTAAAATGGAATTGCTCAAGTTTAGCACGCAACTTGGCGGCAAAGACCCGGCGGGGCCACCCTATCGCATTCCCGCGCGCGATTTGGATGCCAACTTTGCCAAGCTCAAACCGCTGGCGCAGGACGGCAACAACCGCCAATACGCCATTGACGAAACGCCGGACGGGTGGTTTTTGCGGCTGTTTCCAGAGGCACAAGAGCTAAATCAAGGCGCGACACCAGTAGGAGACGCGCCAAGTGACGGAACAACTTACGCAAGAAAAAACGCCGCATGGTCATCTATCGTTGTTGTTCCGCCGCCTCCGTCTTCTGGTGTTTATGTTTTAGGATCTCAAAACGGGGCGCTGGCATGGCTGGCGACCGAGGCTTGCACGACCTAAATGTCTTCGACCATTAAGCTGCAAAACGGCAAGGTTGTTCTTAAAAACGGAAAGCCGTCATGCGAATGCTGTTTCACGGAAGTAGGTCCGATAATCACTCTTCCGTGTGCTGGCGTTGCCTCTTGCGTTGCCCCCATTGACGGAGCTGCTGGACGCATCACTAGAGCGACTGCGGCAGCTATTTATGCAGGCGGCACTTATTCAATGAGAATGCAGCTACAGGCCGGAGGGAGCTTCAATGGTTTTGGCGGCGGCGCTGGCTTGTATGAATATGAAATAAGCCACGACAAGTCTTACAACTTTTCTGGAAGTGGGTGCGGTTTTGGCGCGCAATTTGAAGAGCAAATTGGAACCGTGGGAACAAAAACGACATTTTTTACCGGAGGCGTGCAAAACTTAAACGGGGTGGTTTTTGGTAGTCTTAGCGCCTCGCTAAAGGTCTTTGATAGTCCTCAAAAATTTTGCCTTCATGTGACACATTCGGCTCGCGTTCGGGCTCAGTTAAATCTTTCGGATGTGGTAGATTTTGAAGCAAGCGAACGAAGGTTTTCCGGCGGCATACCTAGCGCCTCGTCAGGAATTGCTTTCGGCGTGCCGCATTTCCGAAACATTGTGCGCGTGTTTCCGACTCAAATTCTTCCAGTCACTGAGGTTGTAGAATCCGCAAGTTTTACCATTACAGTTTCTCTATCCTCTTCGCCCCCATGATTTGCGTTGCTTCTCAAGAAATCTACGCCAAGGCCGCCAAAATGCCCGTGGCGTATCTGGACGACTGCCAAGCCGCCGCGCAAATCCGCACCGCCGATCAGTTTTGGTGCTTTAAGCCGAGCGACTTCTTCCGCATCAGGCGCAAATATCGCGGCTATGCCGTCTCGGCGGCCGACCAGTTCCGCGAGGGGGAGATCATTTCGGGCTGCTGCGACAGGGCCGACCAATACTGAGCGCGCCTGTTTGACACCCGACAAGCGGCATGGCCTTGCAGGCGCGCCGCTTTTTTCTGGATGTCCAAGCACGGCAGTTCGTCGCGTCCCCGGATTCGACTCTGCCCGCGTCCGATCCTGCGTGGTTCGATGAGGATGTTGAGGCTATCGAGCTTCTGTTTCTCAAGCCGACAGAAGACCCGAACCAGCCTTACGAATACCTTGATATGTCGGGGGCCACGGTCAAATTTGCCGTAGGCACCACGACGCCCGCCGCCCTACAAACGGCATGGACTGCCCTCACGACCACCGTTACCGCCAGCGTGACAAGCCTTGTGACCGGGGCCAGCGGCACAAGTGAGATTCAAAAAATAACTTTCAGCGGGGCCGTCCCCGCCGAGGGAGGATATTCCCTGCAATTCCCCGCCCGCAACGTTACCGTCAGCAGCGTTTCGGCGGGCGTCTTTACTGCCGCCGATCATGGCCTTTACAGCGGTCTGCCCGTCACGCTTTCGGCCTTTACGATCAGCGGCGGCACTTTCGCCAACGCCAGTTACATCGTGGTCGATTCGACCAAAGACACTTTTTCCATTGCCACCTCGGCCAACGGAACAGCGATCAACGCCCAAGTGACAAGCGGCGGCGGCACGGCGGCAGTCCCCGCCATCACGACCCCCAAAATAGACTACGATGCCACAGCGGCGGAGGTTCAAGCGGCTATTGTCGCGGCGGGGCTGGCTGACAACGGCGCTCCGCAGATAGCTGTCTCTGGCATTCCGCGCAAGGAGTTCACGCTGGTCTATGGCGGGCGATCCTCTGGCCGCGACTACGCCGATGTTGCGGTGGTTGGCTCGACTTTGGCCGGGGCAAAAGGAGTGGGGGCCAACGTCAGTTTTAACACTTCGGAAGTCGCCGCGCTCATCAGCGCGGGAACCACCAACGTAAATCTGGAAGTCGAAGTCAGCGAAGGCAGCGTGCGTCAAACCTTCCGCCGCGCGGCAACAATCTCGGCAGACCTCATCACCTCGACCAGCCCTTCTCCGCTTCCGGCCAATGTTGCTACTAGCTTTGACCTTGAAAGCCCGGATGGCGGCGTGTGGACGGTGACAATTACCAATGATGGAGAGCTGCAACTTGCCAAACAATAACATGAAAAAAGCCTTAGCCATTCTGCTTGCTGTCTGTTCCTCCGTGCAGGCCCAGACGTTTATTACGGTGACGGCAGACACCAACCGAGTAATCCGCACCAACTTTAGCCTTGTTCGCTCGCAAGTGTTGGATTTGAGCGGTGCAACATTTGCCATTAGCAATATCACGGGGTTGCAGGCTGCGCTCGACGGGAAACTTGCCGCGAACGGCGATGCTATTGCGCTAACCAACTTTCCCGCGCTCTTACTTCGCACAAACGGAAGCGCCCTCGACCTTACAAATTTCCCGCTGAATCTGTTGCGAACAAATGGCAGCGCGGCTGCGCTTACCAATTTTCCTTCAGAACTGTTGCGAACAAATGGAAATGCGGCGGCACTTACTAATTTCCCGTCATCTTTGCTTCGCACCAATGGCGATGGAAGCGGACTAACGAACCTTCCTAACGCCGATCTCGGCAGCGCCACGGGCATTTTACCTATCAGCAACGGTGGCACCGGGCAGACCAACGCCGCCGCAGCCATCGAGGCGTTACTGCCAGCCTATACCAACAACGCCGATAAGATTCTTGCCTTGGACAGCAACGCGACCAGCTTGATTTGGGTGACTAATGGCGGAGGCGGTGGTGGTGGCATTGTCGATCTTGCCGACACCACCAACGGCGTGACCAATACGCTCGGCGTGGCAAATGGTGGGACAGGCGGGACAAACCGAAGAAGCGCACTTCAACAACTAAACATTTTAACAGCAAACGCAGGAGTTCGTCTTGATGACGGAACAAACACGGCCCTCATCGGAGACACTTCCCGCCACATCACAATCGGCTCACAGATTAGCGTAACCAATACCAACACCACTTTTAGGGCCGTGGCGATTGGCATTGGCAACGATGTTGCTTATGGAGGCGTGGCGATTGGCAGCGCAGCAGACGCCGAGCAAGGCATTTCTATCGGGCCGTTTGCTTACAGCACTGGATATGGAATTGCGATGGGGCAAAACGCAGGAGTATATGGAGGCATTTACGATGTGGCTTCCAATAACTTCGGTGGAATTGCCATAGGCTACGGCGCGGTAAGCTATACAAACAGCGGCGCGGCTATTGGTCGAAGCGCGGCAAGTTATGGGGGCGCGGCTATTGGACAGGCTGCATTTACTCGATTTGGAGCAGCAGTTGGTTGGGATTCCTTTAGTTCCAACGGCATCGCTGGAGGATACGGAGCTTGGACAAGAAACGGCGTTTCATTGGGTGTAGATTCTCGCACAACCAATGGCGTGCAGCTTTTGACGGGAACCAACACAGTAGACAATTCTGTGCAGCTTCTTTCGGCTGGCTCAGTAGACACGAACGAATGGGCGCGCATTGCCGCTCTTTCAACATACCCGACAACCAACATCTCGGTAGTCGGAACTAACAACACCAACACGCTGGTCTTTTCCAACGGAATCCTTGTCCAAGTGCAATGAGCGATTCTGAACGCGAAGCAGTCAAGGCATGGCTAATTAAAGCCAGCTTCAGCATCGGCGCAACGTGCGTAGCGCAAGTGTTCGCCTTTGTGTGGTTTGTTTCCAAGCTCGACAGCAAGGTTGCCGAGATCGACGCGGATGTCCGCGCCTTGGCTCCGCGCGTTGAAGTGTTGGAGCGCGATTACTGGAAACGCGGAGGTAACGGACAATGAGCGAGCTTTACGGAAAATGCCCGGTGCAAGCTGATCTTTGTCTGCCGCAAGGCCAGACATGGGACACAAAGTTCAAGTGGGAATCGGGAGGCAGTGCCGTTGACCTTACCGGATATGCCGCCCGCATGATGCTCCGCACCACGGCAGAAGCAGCCAGCCCGACAGTTTCGCTTTCCACGGTTGCCGGGACGATGACGGTAAATTCCAGCGGCGAGATTCAATTGGCCTATCCTGCCATTTCGTCCTCGGCCATTACCGCCGCCACCTACCTTTACGACCTCGAACTTGAAAACCCCGCAGGCAACGTGCGTCGGCTTGTCGAAGGCCGCGCCGTAGTCAGCCGCGAAATTACCCGCTAACATGGGCGATACCGTTCTCATCGAAACAACCGCCGACGAGGTGGTTTCTATCGTCACGCAAGGCCCGCAAGGGCCATCTGGCGCGGAGGCGGCTACGCTGACCACAACAGGGGATTTGCTTTATCGTGCCGCGCTTGCCAATGACCGCTTGCCCATCGGCAGCGAAGGGCAAGTGCTCAAAGTGTCGGGCGGCATCCCCGCATGGGGCAATGAGTCCGGGGCGGTGACAAGCGTAAACGGCGAAACGGGCGCTGTGACGCTCGACGCCGCCGATGTCGGCGCGGCTACCTCGGCCCAAGGCGCGCTTGCCGACACCGCTGTGCAGCCCGGCGACCTCGCCACCGTGGCGACCTCTGGCGATTACGATGATCTGACGAACAAGCCCGCCAGCTTTACGCCTTCGGCTCATGCCGCGAGCCACCAAGCTGGCGGGAGCGACGAGCTTTTCGATCAGTCGTTGAACACAAGTGATAGTGTTACGTTTGAAAATGTAACCGTTACATCAAGTTTGTCGGCTGTATTTAATCAAACTTTAGAAATTGAAGACAATAACAGCAATGTCGTCCAACTAAACGCAGGCGCGGATTTTCTTACATCTAATCGCAGTTTTCAGTTTCCAAACGC